ATGGATTTTGGTGAAATGGCGAAGGACCCTTACAACTCTGCAGAAGAGACAAAGATTTTAAACCAACTTGAAAATCTTGAGAAGCAAGCTCATGCCGGCGCTTTATTTGAAGACTTGAGGCGGCACCCAGCGTGGCAGAAGATTGAAGAGTACATGAAGAACTATGTTGAAGAGTCTCAGAAGAAAATCTTCTCTGACCCCGATGGGGATCATCGGAAAGCCATCTTTCAGGTTCAGGGGATGATCCTTCTTCGCAATTGGATTCATGGTCAGAGTTTAGCCGGACAGATTGCCTCACGCGCAATCCAAGAACATTTCAAAGCTGTGGAAGATGACAAACGCAGTTTAGGTATTTAGCAGTAGGAGGAACTTCGTAGTCCTACGCCAAGCCCCGAAAGGGATAACTTACAAGCATAAGGAGACACAAAATGCCACAAGGTGAGTCACTCGTCAGTCCCGCGTCAATTAGTCAAAGAGCAGAAGCTTTAGAGAAGGCTGAAAAAGAAGCAGATGTTAAAGAAGTAGAACAAGTTGTGGAGGAAAAAGAACCAGAAGTCAAACCCGAAGTCAAAACTCCCGAGCCAAAAGCGGAAGTTAAACCAGATGTGAAGCCAGAAAAGAAAGAGCCAAATGATCCCACTGAGCTTCGCAAATGGAATACGCGTGTCAGTCAAGAAAATAAAAAGCTTCGTGATGAGATGTCAGCCCTGAAAGAAGCGCAAGAAAAGACTTTTAAGTTATTGTCTAGTATTTCAAAGAAGCCGGTTGATTACAAAGAACTGGCGAAAGACCCGGAGAAGTTGCAGAAGTTTATTGAAGATGAGCGCGAAAGTGCGACATCGGAACTTCAAGAACGGCTAGATCAATTGTCATCTGAGGCCAAAGCCAAAGATACGATGGTCGAACGGATGCGACGGGAACACGACACCGAGAATTATCCTGAGTGGAAGAGGCTATACCCCAGTATTGTGAAGATTGCGATGGGACCCACTGGGCAAGGTGATCCTCGTGTTGACTTTACGAAACCTGCTTCTGAGGTTTTAGACGCGTTGTACGAACTGGCTCTTTCTGAGAATCCAGTTGCTGCAGCGCCGGTAGCTCCTGTAGTTCCGGTTGAGAAGACCTATAAAGAGTCAGAGATGAAAACTATGTTGTCAGACATGTTGGCGAAAGAGAAAGAGGCAATTGCGAAATCTGCAAGAGAGGAAGCAATGAAAGAAGCACAGCAAGCGTTAAACGATGAAGCAAAGGGTGGAACAGTAGCCAGTGCAGGTAAGGGTGCTGGCCGTATCCCTTCTGATCATCTAGCTGCGTTTAAGAAAATGTCACTCAATGAACAACGTGATTGGCTCATTGCTCAACAGCAGTAGAACAGATCATTAAAGACCGGGGGTTAAAATCCCCGGCACAATTTTAGCAGCTAGGTCGCTGGTTCGAATCCAGCCTCCCCCTTCGGGAGGAGTAGCTCAGTGGGTAGAGCAGCAGCTTTCGCAGATTGGAGCAGTGGCAGCTCGCGTGGTTCATACCCACGAGGTCGGCGGTTCGATTCCGTCATCTGCAACCAAATTTCAGTTACCAAGCAGACCCTGATATTAGGACAACCTGTTAGGTAACCAGCAAGGCCCCTCGCAAGAGATAAGGCATGTGTCCATTAGTAACGGACAAGCGTGATTCACGGACGCCCCAGAACGAACGGATGCGGTAACGGCTAGACGGTTACTAACCTTGGAACTTGTATCCACGTGCTTGAGATATCGCGCTCACACGTATCGAACCCTTAAAGGTAAATAATATGTCTCTCAATGTTAATATCACCTCAACGGGCGGGCTTAATGACGCGTCGGCCATCTTTTATGACCGCAAACTATTGACCCGTCTCATGTTCTCTCTGTTCTTTCAGGAGAACGCGGAAAAGCGCACCCTTCCGAAAGCTTCTGGTACGCAAATTCAGTTCCTGCGCCCTGTGAATCAGGCTGCAGTCACCACGCCCCTGGGCGAAGGTGCAAACCCGAATGGATTGGTTTGGCAGTCCACGAAAATCCTTGCGACCCCGCTGCAGTACGGCGCGTTCGTTGCGTATTCTGACAGACTCATGTTGGAAGCGTATGACAATATCACGGAAGCTATCCATGACGTTCTTGGATATCAGGCCGGGTTGTCGTTGGACACCATCTGTCGGAACGCTCTCACCGGCAATATGACCATTCAGTACACGGGATCGGCTGTCTCTGAGCCTACCACGTCTGTGGTTTCTGCTGGCGTTGACTTCCGGCGTGCTTCGGCGCATCTCCGCGCTCTTGCGGTTATGCCATTTGAAGATGGGACGTATCATGGTTTGGTTCACCCCAACACCAGCTTCGACCTGCAGAGCGACAGCGCTGCGAGTGGCTGGATCGAGCTGAATAAGTATATCAGCATCGACAAGGTGCATAATATGGCCTTGGCTGGCGAACTCGGGAAGCTGTACAACATTCGCTTCCAAGAGTCGCAGAACATCCTCACTGGAACGGGCGCGGCCTCTGCCGTCACGTATCACAGCTGGGTGTTCGGGAAAGAGTCCTTTGGTGCGGTCGATGTGGCCAACCAAGGTATTCAGAAGATCGTGCATCAACCGGGCGATTCAGGCGTGGCTGATCCGTTGAACCTCAACGGCAGCATCGGCTGGAAGTGCTACGCGGTGTTCCCTGTTCTGGATTCGCAGCGTGCCATCGAAGTTATTGGTACGAGCGCGGCCTAAGCAGTTTAAGTAAGTTAGCCATGGTGGGGCTTATAAACCCCACCATGCACAATTTCAAAGGAGATATATAATGAGCGACGGAAAAGGTAAAGACAAAGGTGAACTTACGGTTAACGGTAAGAAAATAGTCGTAGGTCCCTCTAGAGGGTTTGATCAAGGTAGCGCCTATGACGCTATGAATTCCGAAACCGATGGAAAAGGTGATAGTGGGTCTGGAACGTTTGGTGGAAGTTATTCAGACGATAGCGATACGATGCCGCAGCCTGGGGAATAACAATGGACAATATGAATCCGATGAAAAATGATGTAAAAAAGAAAGACCCGACCTTCATGTGTCCTTCATGTGGAGAGTTGCTGTCTGTTGAGTCCAAGAGTGAGTCGGATTCTGAACATTCGAGCCTTGGAAAGAAGATGAACGCGGGCAATATGCCCATGACTTCATTAAAAAACAAGATCAGCTCGTCTCCGAGCCAGCCGAATCTGAATTCCTACTAAATTATGGGTTTTTTAGACGACTTACATCAGAACTTTGTGAGCGCACAGGACCAAGCAGGTACTGGAACGCTTCCTGGGTTAGCAAAGATGCTCAAAGGTGCTGGAAACACGCCCCCGGCTGATGCTGGGACAGCAAAAGTGCCTCTTTCTGTGTTGCCGGCAGGTGTTCAGCCAGGACAACGGATCAGTTTGACGGTAACGGGCATTGATGCGGTATCTGGGATGGCTACAATCGTTCCTGATGCTGTTCAGAACGCTGTGGCACCGGCGCCTCCGGCTGCTGGTGGTATAAAGCAGGATGCAGTAGACAAAGCTATTACGATGGGACCAATGGATGATTTGAAGGCATATCTCTTCCAGAAGACCCAAGAACAAGGAGCGAACCAATAATGAAAGACTACATTGACGAACCTAAAATGGGACCGACGGAAAAGAAACGTCCTACAGTTATCCATGTTAAACATGCTGACCTGCCCGGCATTGAAGAATCAGGCCCAGGGGATCGTGTACATTTGATTCTCCATGGCCATGTTCACGCCAATCGTGCTAAAGATGATCTTGGTGATGGGGAAGCTGAAATTCATGTTCATGAGATTAATCATGGTGAGAAACCAGCGAAAAAGAAAAATACCAGTACCATGAGAATGGATGAACTTAAACAACATGTCATGGATTTATCTGAAAAAGATGAAAACATGGAAGGACATCAGGAAACAAAGATAAAAGAATCTGGCGAAAAGGAGTAACCCATGGGCCGCGCACTCGTGGGGTTGCAGACGGGGGATTTTCAGAAGTGTATCAAACAGTTGAATCCGAAATTGCGTATCTGTAGTTTGGAAGGCAGCAATCATGCTGCCGGCCTTTACTACATTGATCCACAAGAAGGTTGGATTTCAATCTGTGGTGTGGATAAAGGATATGTGCCAGTTGCCACAATGGTTGACGAAGTAGGACACATTCTCAAGAGTGGATGGGTTCGAGTCGTCCGATTGCTTTTAGCGCGGGGGCTGACCTCCGTTGCTCAGGTTTGTAAGGTTTGGCCTAACTTCTTTTTATCACGCATTCCGAAAGCAGAGTTTAGTAATGCTGATCCCATCCTCAAGAAGATGGGGAAATTCGTATTTGAAGAAGCGGATAAACGTGGTGAAGCAAAAATGTCTGTCGATCAGATTATGGAAGTGGCAGAAGAGATTCATGCCAAAGATTCAGAAGCAAAGAAAGAAGCAGATGATCAACACAAATGGGAATTGAAGAAAGCCCTTGATATTGATCAAAAAATTTACCTTTAAGGAGCTAGTAAAATGAGCGCTTATATTTATCCGTCAGCCGTAATTCAAAACTACATGACATTCACTGCCGTCCGTTGGGGTCAGTTTCCCACGATCACGTTTTCGAACGGAGCTGTTGCGGGATCAGAAGTTGTGACCGTAACTGGCACTTCCAGTGTCAACGTTCAGATTCAATCTGGCGTTACTACGATGCTGCAGGTTAAGAACGCTCTTTTAGCTTATAATACCACTTCTGGTTTTAAAGCCAGTGACTTAGTGAACATGGTTATTACGTCTACACACAATTCAGATGTTGTGTACGCTGCTGTCAATGCTCCTTTGGCTGGCGGTCTTACGGCGTCGGGTTCTCCTAGTGGACCTCTTGGACGCGCTGGAACCTTTGCTGTCTTGGGTGACACAGCGGTTACCAATACTGGCAACACTGTGCTGACGGGTGACCTTGGTATCTCTCCTGGCACTTCAATCACTGGTTTCCCTCCTGGCACATATAGTGGTGCTCTTCATCAAACGGATACTGCTGCGGCCAATGCTCATACGGATGCTACGGCAGCGGCTGCGACCTTTCAAGGCATGGGACCTGGTACTGATATCAGCTCTACGGACTTAAATGGTTTTGTGGCGACTCCTGGTGTTTATTCAGCGGCTGTGGCCGGTACGTGGACTGCGACTGGTGATCTAACGCTCAATGGCGCTGGAACCTACGTATTCCTATTTGGTTCAGCTCTTACGATGGGCGCCGACTGTCATGTTGTTTTGACGAATGGCGCGACTGCTGATAAAGTGTTCTTTGTGACAGGGACTGCCTTCACGTTTGGTGCAAACTGCACGATGCGTGGAAGTATTCTTGCGGGAAGTTCGATCACCTTTGCTTCTAACAGTGTGATGTATGGTTCTGCTCTGACTTACGGACCTGCTGGCACGACTATTACCTTCCCTAGTGCTGGTGTCGTTACTGCTCAGGGTGGACCGATTGGTTCAACCTTTGCTGGTGCGGATATCAGTGGTGTTCGTTATAAGGCTGTGGCTAAGGGCTCAGTTGGTAATGCGATTTCAATCAACTACACTGATGGTGGAGTGAAAGGGTCTGAAATTGTTACTGTGGTGGGAAATGCCATCACTGTCCAAGTACAGGATGCAGAAGTAATTTATCCTAGTGCTCCTCATGCTTTTTCAAATGCTAGAGATATCATCACCGCTGTTAATGCCTATCCTGCGGCTGCTGCTCTTGTGACGGCTACGTTAGCTATCACAGGTGATCAGTTTGCTACGTATGCAGATGCGGCTGAACCACGCTTCTTATCTGGTGGCCTTGATGGTGCTCCTGCTTTTGTTGTCCTTCAAGACCTTACCATCACTTCACGCACGATGGATGCAACACAGAATGGAACGACTATCACTTACACGAGTGGAGCCACTGC